GAACCAAAAGAGGGCTTGTTTAAAAGGTTATTTGGGAGGGAATAGTTACTAACACCCTATCCCTTGACAATGACACCCTATAGCTTATAATAGAAGTATTACTAGATAAGCAATATTGTTATGGAACTAACAACCAAGTGCGAACTATGTGATTATCAGGCCTCATTTTACCGCGATATAAAAGACAGGCCATTGCAGGGATGTAAGAATGAGGAATGTCTATTATTCGGGGAAAGATTTGTTATAGGAAGTCCACTACCTAAAGTTTTAAAAGTAAATTAAATATGAAACCATACATAACCCACAAAGGAATGAAAATAGAAGTAGAAATACTAGAAGAAAAAACCTCTTATGGTCGTAAGAGATACTTAATCAAACCAACCACAGGAGAAGGCACAGCAGTCGTAGAGAACCTCAAGGGGGTTTAGTTCATTGATGGGGGTAAGAGAGGTATAAAATGGTTCTGTATCTTATAGGGTGTGGCATCCTTAGAAGCGAAATTGCTAAAATAGCTTCCACCATCCCCACCAGTGAATTACCACACCCTAACCAAGGCTTATCAATTTAATAATAAAAGATATGAAATATAGAAAAAAACCAGTGATAGTAGAAGCAATATTAGTTCAACCACAATATAAAAATCTTGATGAGATTATTGATTTCGTTGGAGATAGTTTACACCCTATTGAAAGACGACCAGACTATGTTTTGAAAATAAAGACGCTAGAGGGCGACCACAATGTAAGTTATGGCGATTTTATTATAAAAGGAATTAAAGGCGAATTTTATCCCTGCAAGCCAGATATATTTGAAGCTACTTATGAGAAAGTAGAGGATTAACCAAGGCAATATTATGGAAAAAGAAAAAAAACAAATAATTAAAATATTAGGAATAAATGAAAATGCAGAATGGGCTGATATTTTTGCAGAGATAGGAAAGTTGCAAGAAAGAGCACAGAAAATACCGCCAATGTATATACCACCGTACAAAGAACCAGATAATCCCTTAAACACTAATCCAAACTTGCACTATCATGGCACACTTCCCTGTTATAATAACCCTTGTGTCTGGTGCTAACCCAACACTTACAAGAATAATTAGAAAGAGATATGGAACAATTAAAATGGTATCAAAAAATAATATATTGGTTAGTTGAATTAAGTTTTCGCTATAACTGCGAAAAAGGTCGCCACAAATGGGGATATACATTATCTGAAAGCGGGGTTGTTTATTTAGATGATGAAAAAGTACCAAAAGAATTATGGCATTGTTTAGATTGTGAAATTAAGAAATACACCCCAAACAAAGAATTATAACAACTAATAAAATCATTTATGGAGAAAGAAAAAATTACAATAGAATATTTTCCACTTAATGAACCACAACAGGAAACATTAAGAAGGATAAAGAAATTAGCAAAAACATCTCATTTTATAGATATTAGATTTAGAGATAATGGAGAATATAAAATAGAGCAAGCAGATTTTTTACGGGAAATACTAAAACAAATAATCTAACCCCTATGGAAATAAAAGAAATACGAAGTAAAGTATTAGATGACCATATTTGTAGATTTAATGATGGTGAACAGCTTTGTTATTGCTTCACTAAAGGTTTTGACGCTGGTTTCCACACACTACTACAAAGTGAGATTGAGAGGCTTGAAACGGAAAAAATAGGGCAGAATGTTATCATAAATAAAATTGCAAGAGCTAAATATAAAGAAGCTAATCACGACAATGGCTACAACCAAGCCCTCACAGACACCATCACCCATTATAAGAAGTTACAGGAGAGTATAAATAAAGAAATATGAAAAAATACGAATATAAATGGTTAAGTACCAATTCCATAGAAGAATTGAATAAGCATGCTCAAAATGGTTGGCGTGTTATATCTACAAGTTACTCTGCTGGTGGGAATATATTGTCAATTTTTTTAGAAAGAGAAAAGGACTTGTGCAAGTAAGAGTTAAATAAATAAGGCTTGACGTAGGTAAACAATTAAAGGTATAATGGGAAGAATGTTACACCTCATATTCAGTGTACTAAAACTATCTCCTCTAAGACCAGACTGGTGGTACGCAAATATAATAGATAATAAGAATTATCCCCACCCTCACATTGAAAAAAAACAGTATAGTGATAAAATATTAAGAATAAGACAAAAAAATCTTAACCAAGACAAATGGCAGATATCAAGCAAAAAATAAGAAAAGATATATTAGAAGCATCATTCTCTGCAGGTGCTTGTCATATCGGCAGTTCGTTAAGCTGTGTAGATATAATGGTAGATTTATTTTACAAGACATTACAAAAAGATGATGTCTTTTTATTTGGTAAAGCTAGTGGTGTAGCCACATATTACTCAATACTAGCTGACAAAGGTATATTTCCAAAAGAGAAACTCCCCTATTATCTTAAAAACTATCCATTACCGAGTGTAGAAGTACCAAGTGTAGTACATAGCTTTGGAAGTTTAGGACATGGACTTTCAGTAGCTTGTGGTATGGCTTTAGGAGACAGGAAAAGAAAAGTATATATATTACTTTCAGATGGAGAGTGTCAGGAGGGTTCAACATACGAGGCAGTCCTATTCGCAAAACAACATAAGCTTAAAAATTTGTATGTAATTATTGATAATAATTCTTTACAAGCTCTCGGAAAGACAGATGATATTTTAAAAGTAGACTTTAGTTTCTTCAAAAGAAATTTACCAAATTGTAGAGTTGTAAAAACAATTAAAGGTAAAGGGGTAGATTTTATGAAAGGGTACGAATGGCACTATGAGAATTTATCAGAAGAACTGTTGGATAAAGCACTTAAACAAATATAGTATGGATTTAAGACAACCATTTTTTGATGAGATATTAAAGATTGCAAAAAAAGATAAAGATATCTTAGTGCTTATATGTGATTTGGGGTATTCATTTTATGAAAAATTTGAGAAAGAATTACCTAATCAAATTATTAATATGGGTATAGCTGAACAAAATGCAATTGGTGTAGCAGCAGGTTTAGCTAGAGCAGGGAAGAAACCATATGTATATTCAGGTTCAATCTTTCTCTCATCAAGGGCTAATGAGTTTATAAGAGATGATGTGGCTTATGCAAATCTAAATGTTAAGTTGATAGGTACTGGAGCATCAGGCTTTTTAGGCTTCACACATAACTGGATGGGCAAAGAGAATGATTTAGACCTAATTAAGAACATGCCGAACATAACACATTGTAACCCGACAAAGAGAGAGACATTAAAAAAAGCATTATTAAGTAATAAACCATTATATATAAGAATATGAGTATAAAATTTTTTGACCCCGCAAAACAATATTTAAAGTACAAAGACGAAATAGATGAAGCTATGCAAGATGTTCTCTTGAGAGGAGATTTAATATTAAGAAAAGATGTAGAAGAGTTTGAGGAAAATCTAGCTAAGTTTGTAGGTACAAAATACGCAACTGCTCTCAACTCGGGAACAGACGCCCTCTTCTTAACTTTAAAGATGTTAGGAGTTAAAGAGGGAGACAATGTGATTACCTGCGGACACACTTTTCACGCTACAGTAGAAGCTATACATAACTGTGGAGCTACACCAGTATTAGTAAATGTAGGAGAAGATGGAATGATGAATGTAGACGAAGTCTTAGAAAAGATAAACCCATTTACCAAAGCGATAATTCCAGTACATCTTATGGGTGACATGTGCGATATGAAAGCCCTAACAGAAGGAACTGACTTGCCTATCATTGAAGATGCTTGTCAGGCTCTTGGTGCTGAAAGAGATGGAAAGAAAGCAGGAGCTTGGGGTTGGGCTGGTTGTTTCTCATTCTACCCTGCTAAGATATTAGGTTGCTTTGGAGATGGTGGAGCTATCACAACAAATGACAAAGAATTAGCTGATGAGATGAAAGATTTAAGAAATCACTATAAATATAACCCTGGCAAGTGGGGATATAATTCACGTTTAGATAACTTACACGCCGCAGTTCTTAATGTGAAGATTAAATACTTACCAAAAATGTTGGCGAGGAGGCAAGAGATAGCAGATTTATATGATTACAATTTAAGTCATATTAAGGAGATTACATTACCAGTAATGAGAAAAGGTAGAGTATATCAGGATTATATTATAAGAATAGAACATAGAGATTGGTTGGAGAATTTCTTGGAAGGAAGCGATATAGAGACAATGAAAAACGACTATCACTTCCCTGCTGATTGTCCTAAACCGTTAAAAACTGTAGAACTAGAGCAACAGACATTAAGACTTCCTTGTAATGATGTAATAACAGACGAAGAAGTACATAAAGTAATTGAGGCAATACATGAATACTATAGTTGATAAAAGAATATTAATTTCGGGGGGTGCAGGTTCAATTGGTAGTGAGCTTGTAAGACAGCTTGCCATTGATAATAAGATTTTTATCTTGGACATAAATGAAAATAATACCTTTCTTTTAAGGGAAGAGATGAGAGAAAAAGGATATTGGGTACATTCAAGAACTGGAGATATTAAATGCAAGAGTACCGTGTTTGATGTGTTTAGTGACTTTAAACCAGAGATAGTATTTCATTGTGCAGCACTTAAACATGTAACACCAAACGAGGAATATCCTAGAGAAGCGGTAGAGACTAACATACTAGGAACTTTAAACTTAATTGAAGAAGCAAAGAAGTGGGAATGTTTAGAGAAGTTTGTATTTATCTCAACAGATAAGGTCGTTAATGCAAACTGTAATATGGGAATTACAAAGCTGTGTGCAGAGGGGTTAGTGAAAGGTGCAGGAGAGAAATTTGTCGCAGTAAGGTTTGGTAATGTAATGAACAGTCAAGGTAGTGTATTGAAGATATGGGAACGACAAGTAAGGAATAAAGAACCTATCACGATTACAGATAAGAGAATGGAGCGATATATGATGACAATACCAGAAGCATGTCACTTAGTAATAGAAGCAGGACTTAAAGGAAAGAATGGGGAAACTTGGATACTAAATATGGGAGAGCTAAAGAAGATAATAGATTTAAAAGAAGAGCTGTACCCTGATTATCCAATTAAAGAAGTAGGAATAAGAACAGGGGAAACATTAGACGAAAAACTAATGACACAAGATGAAGAGAGGATTGCGATTATTAAAGATAAATTTTATATAATATGACATCACTGACAATAGGAGAGGGAGAAATAGGAAAATCTTTACACCAAGTCTTAATGCAAAGACATAATGCTTTTATAAGAGATAAGGAGGATTTAGAATTAAAAGGAGTAGAAGTATTAAATATTTGCTATCCATATTCAAAGGATTTTGTAAAAATAACAAAGAAATATATCAAGCAATATAAACCTAAAGTAACTATCATTCATAGTACAGTTAAAGCAGGCACGACAAGTAAATGTGGAGATATGGTGGTACATAGCCCAGTACACGGTAAACACCCAGACTTAACAGGAGGTATCAAGACGTTCACTAAGTACGTAGGTGGAGATAATACTTATGCAGTTTATATAGCAGATAAGTTCTTAAAAGAAGCGGGGATTAAAACTAAAATAGTTGCCAATGCTAAAACTTCAGAACTTTCTAAAGTTCTTTGCACTTCATATTATGGTTGGAATATTTTATTTATGAAGGAAGTAGCTAAGATATGTAAGAAAGAAGGTGTGCCATTCCATGAAGTATATACAGATTGGAACTGGTTATATAATGTAGGCTATGGAAAATTAGATATGCCACAGTTTGTAAGACCAGTACTTGACCCAATACAAGGTAAGATAGGAGGTCATTGTGTTGTAAATAACTGTGACTTATTAGATAGCTTTATTACTAGAACAATTAAAGAAAAGAATAATGAAATCTAAATTTGCAATAATTGGTTCAGAGGGTTTTATAGCACCCCGACATAAACAAGCAATAGAAAAGCTAGGAGCTGAAGTATTTTTAAGTTGTGACAAAGAAAGGGATTGGGTTGAGATGTTTAACCATCCAGATTTTGATGAAGTAACACATGTTTCTATTTGTACTCCTAATTATCTACATTCAGTCATAACTCGTGAAGCTCTGCTTAAAGGAAAGAAAGTCTTATGTGAAAAGCCTTTGAGTATAAACGGAACTGAAGGATTAGATGGGGTTAAGACTGTGCTTCAATTAAGATATCATCCAGAACTTCAGAAGATAAACAAACCTAAGGAATTACAAGTAACCGCTAAGATGTTTAGAGATGATAAGTATTGGAAGTCTTGGAAAGGTAATGAAGTAATGTCAGGTGGGATATTATATAATCTTGGTGTTCATTATGTTGACCTCGCTATCTTCTTACTTGGAGACTCTTGGGAGATTATAGATGTATATAAGACAGATAAGAAAGTAACTGCAACAGTAAGATTTGGAGAAAGTTTAGCTAACTTTCATATAGAAGTAGTAAATAATAGAGATGAGCAAGGTCGTAAGCTCATAGCTGATGGAAAAGAAATAACATTATCAAATCAAGACAATCTCTCTTATGAAGATTTACATACTGAGGTATACAAAGAGTTCCTAGCTGGTCGAGGTATAGGAATAGATGAATCAGAGAAAAGTCTTAAACTAATAAGTGCAATATGTCAATACAAAAAGTAGAAGAAGAAATAGAAAAAGCAGTATCCAAAATCAGTATTGATGATTGGAGGGAGATATTTGAGAAACAAGGTCTAGGATATTTAATTAGTAGTGTGCCTTCAAATAAAGATGTTTTAATATTTAGACAAGGAGACAGATATGCTCACTACAGTTTCAAGACATTATTAAACGTGAATAAGCCTAATGAACCGATATGTGTTCAAAAGATTAAATAATATGCAAACACAATGTAAACGCTGTGTAATGGACGGAAGTGCAACTGAGATAGTCTTTACAGACACAGGTTGTAACTTCTGTGACACAGCAGTAAAACAAGAGAAGATAAGATTGAGTGAGATTAAGAATCACAGGAAAGTTATAGATGCTATTAAAAAAGCAGGTAAGGGTAAGAAGTATGACTGTCTTCTTGGTCTTTCTGGGGGTGTAGATAGCTCCACTTGTCTTATGAAGTTAGTAGAGAATGGGATAAGACCTCTATGTTTCTCACTAGACAACGGCTGGAATGACCCTAAAGCAGATGCAAATGTAGAGAGATTAGTAAAGAAAGCAGGAGTAACACATATCAATCATAAAATAGACTTAGAGAAGTTCAAAGAATTACAGACAGCTTTCTTAAGAGGAGGTATAAAGAATGTAGAAGCAACAACAGACCATATACTCTTTGCCCTTACATATAAAATGATAGTAGATAACAAACTCAAGTATGTAATATCAGGTGGTAATCAGGCAACTGAAAGTATAATGCCAGCTTCTTGGGGTGAAGATGCAAGAGATTTATACTGGATTAAAAGTGTATATAAGGCTATAATAGGTAGGAAACTAACAGGATTACCAACTATCTCACTACTCAGAGAGCAATACTATCGCCTCTTTAAAAAGTTTAAGACTATCAACTTACTTGACTACTACACTTATGACAGAGAAGAAGCTATTAAGAAACTTCAAGAGTGGTGTGGATATGAACCTTATGGGGAAAAACATTGTGAAAGTGTATGGACTCACTGGTTTCAGAACTATTATTTGTTTGAGAAGTGGGGAATTGACAAAAGAAAAGCACATCTCTCTTCTCTTATAATGTCAGGACAGATGACAAGAGATGAAGCGTTACATGAAATAAGTAAATGTCCTGTGTACCCAGAGCTAGGGATAGAGCAGAAAGTAATGAGATATCCTAAAAGGTCGTATGATGACTATCCTAATTCAAGGAAAGTTAGAAGATTAGTAAGTAAATTATATCGTTATGCAAAATTATTGGTTTCATAGAATCGCCCCGTCATTAGGAGAGTTGGAAGGAACTCCTGATGATGTATGGGGAACTGAAGATTATTATTTACTAGATGGGAGTATTGAAGATATTGAAGCTCCAACAGTATTCTTTGGTCTTTATGGACTCAATGACTTCTACACCCTATGGCGACACAAAGGATATAAAGCTATTCTCTGGGCTGGTTCAGATATCCGCCACTTCCAAAATGGTTACTTCCTAGATGACGCAGGTAATATAAGAATAGACTCAACACCACTAGCACAATGGATAGACAAGAACTGTGATAACTGGGTAGAGAATGAGGTTGAGTATCAAGCATTATTAGAGATGGGAATAACAGCTAAGGTATGTCCGTCTTTTATGGGTAATGTAGATGATTATAAAATAGAATATAAACCATCAGAAAGACCTCAAGTATATCTAAGTGTTAGTGGAGATAACTTTCAACTTTATGGCTGGGATATTGTAGAACAGATAGCAGACCAGTGCCAAATAGACTTTCATTTATACGGCAACACAGTAGAATGGAAAACTAAACACTCAAATGTATTTGTGCATGGTCGAGTACCCAAAGAGCAAATGAATGAAGAGATAAAGAAAATGCAGTCAGGTCTTAGGTTGTGTGCCTTTGATGGTTTCTCTGAGGTATTAGCCAAGAGTGTACTATGGGGTCAATATCCTATAACCTTTGAGAGTTTCAAATATAAACACATAGATGGCTTTAGAAACCTTAAGCACTTGGTGCAGATACTAAACAGGTTAAGACTTAAGACAAAACCAAATGAATTAGGGAGGACTTATTACTTAAATACTTTAAATAAATACTTATGGAATCAGAAAAAGTAAATCATTTTATGTACTGTCCTTTCACAGGATTGGGACTATATAACGGACATAGAGGTAAGAGATGGCTCAAGAATAGGATTAAGATATTCAAGCAGTTTGTCTCCCCTTCCCTACTGGCACAGACCAATAAAGACTTCATTCTGTGGATTTCGTGGCGTCATAGCGATAGGGGAGAGGGGATTATTGACGAGTTTAAGCGGTATTTAGACGAAAGGTTTGAAAAGGTCGTATTTACTTATTCTGGTGTCTGTTTCTGGGATGATAAGTATTCTGACGAGATAGCAAGAGAAAGACTGATAGATGCTATACATGGTTCTATGGGTGATTTACTTAATGTGATGAATGATAGCGATACAGTGCTTATGACGATACAGCCTAGTGACGATTGTTACAACACAAGTGCAGTAGCTAGAATACAGGAGGCATTGAAAGATGATACTGTTCAATTTGTAGGATATAAGAGTGGTTATGTAATGGATTATAAAACTGGTGAGATTAGAGAATGGAATCCAACAACAACTCCCCCATTCTATACAATTAAGTTTACTAAGGAGACATTTGGTATGCACCACCCACTTAAACACTTAGAATACACAGGACCATACAAATCACACGAGTATGTCAAAGATTATCTTAATGGACAGTATTTTCTAGAAAGAGGTTTTATAGTCGGAACTCACGGGGAGAATATCTCAACCATATTTAAACATCCATTCACAGGTGAGAAAGTTGGAGAGGGGACAAAACATTTCTTTGGATTAGAGGATACTGGACTATTGAAACTTAACACAAGTATTCGCAAGACAGTAATGAGAAAACTTCCCCACAACTGGCAGAAGAAACTACGTTATTTATTAGGGGAACGCTTTTATGCAAAACTATATGATTTCATTCGTTCGTAATTGGTTTAAGACCACAAAAAAGCATACACAGTATTGGCAGAACAGGATTATGGATTGGGATAAAGACTATCTTAGCTCTTGGAATCATCCTCACAGGCAATTCTTATCTATCTTGCTCACTCGTTTCCCTTGGATGTCACTACTAGAGGTCGGTTGTGCTAGTGGTCCTAACTTATTAAACATAGTTAAGAACTTTCAAGGTAAGCAGGTAGGTGGTATAGATATAAGTGAAGATGCAATAGATTTAGCTAAGAAGACATTTCAGGGTGCATTTTTAAAGGTCGGCTCGGTAGAAGATATTATGATGTCAGACAATTCAACTGATGTTGTACTATCAGATATGGCTTTGATTTATGTATCAAATCCTAACAAAGCAATTAAAGAGATAAAGCGTGTGACTCGTAAGTATGTACTATTTTCTGAGTTGCACAGTGAGAGTTGGTATGGTAGAATGAGACTAAGATTAACTTCAGGTTACCATGCTCATAACTACAAGAAATTATTAACAAAGCATGGATTCTATAACTTAGAGTTCATTAAAATGACTGAGAAGATGTGGCCAGGGGGAAATCCTCAAAAAGATTATGGTTACTTTATTCTAGGTCAAAAATCTAAATATTAAACATGATAATACTATACACAATAATGGCGTTGCTACTCGTCATAGCAGTAGTAGAGATAATAAGACTAAGACTCACTACTAGGAACATATCAAAGAAAGCGCACTACAAGCAGAAACTAAGAGGTACAGAAAGAATGCGTTGGGATTTAGAGTTTAAAGTAGAAAAGACAAATCAAATAAGAGAAGATGTAAGAAAGGAATACGATTATATGAAATCAAGAGTAGCTACTGTGGAAGAAAGTTTAAAGACTGAAAAGGACAAAGCAGAAAAAGCTAACTTAGAAGATAAAAAGGTGATAGCAACAAAAGACGCTGAAAGACTATTAAATCAAATCAAGGCACTAGACTTAGAAGTAAATGGATGTAAACCTTGTCAGCAATATCCTGATGGACACACAGGTATAGTAGACCAAATAGCTTCAATGAGAGAGTTAGAGGGTATGTTAAGTAATTATATTAGAACACTATAATCATGGCTTGTAAAAAGAAAGGTAAAAAGAAGAAGTAACCACTTACAACTGATAAATAACTGATTATATGGAGAAAAAAGATACAAAATTCAAATCAGGAGCAGAATGGACAGGGAATGCTAGTGGTAGACCCAAAGGTTCTATAAGTATAAAAGATAAGATAAGAAAGCATTTAGAAAACAACCCAGAGAAGTTAGAAGAACTTGTTAAGTTTTACATGGAGAATGAACAACCTGTAATGCGTAAACTCTTATGGGAAATGTTAGATGGTAAACCAGAACAAACAGTAGATATGGAATTAATAGTACCTAAACCAATACTAGATGTACCAAAAGACTCAAGCGACAACAAAGATATCACAATTGAGCAAGAGGATTAGAGCAGTACAAGGTGGAACATCAGCAAGTAAGACAGTAAGTATAGTTCTATGGCTCATAGCTCTAGCACAAAGTGATAAGAAACCAACATTAACATCTATAGTTTCTGAGTCTTTTCCTCATTTAAAGAGAGGTGTTATGAGAGACTTCTTAATGATAATGCAAGAGCATGGTTACTTTGTAGACAAGAGATGGAATAAGTCAGACTATACATATACATTTGAAACAGGAAGTAAAATAGAGTTCTTTTCAGTAGACCAACCCAGTAAAGTAAGAGGACCAAGACGTGATAGACTATTCATCAACGAGGCTAACAACATACCTTATGAAGCCTTTGACCAATTAGAGGTCAGAACTAAAGACTTTATATACCTAGACTGGAATCCAACCAATGAGTTCTGGTTCTATGAAGAAGTTAAAAGTAGAGATGACACAGAGCTTATAATCCTTACATACTTAGACAATGAAGCTCTTAGTAAAGAGATTGTAGATTCTATTGAACAGCGTAAAGAGAAGAAGTCTTGGTGGAAAGTATATGGTGAAGGACAGCTAGGAGAAGTAGAGGGTAAAATATACAAAGGTTGGAATATAATAGATGAGATACCTAAACATGCCAGACTAGAACGTAGAGGTATGGACTTTGGCTATTCAAATGACCCTACAGCTTTGATAGATATCTATAAGTATGATGGTGGTTACATATTAGATGAAGTTCTTTATAGAAAAGGAATGCTGAATAAGCAAATAGCCGATACAATAAATAACCAAGAGCAAGATACACTAGTAATAGCTGACAGTGCAGAGCCTAAGAGTATTGATGAGATAAGAGGTTATGGTGTTAATATAATAGGAGCAGAGAAAGGAGCTGACTCAGTAAGAAATGGTATACAGGTAGTACAAGACCAGAAGATATCTATAACCAAAAGGTCGACTAACACAATCAAAGAGTATCGTAACTACATGTGGAAGAAAGATAAGGACGATAACTTTATAAGTCCTAATGTGCCAGAAGATATCTTCAATCACTCTATGGATGCAATAAGATATGGGCTATCTTCAGTACTCAAACAGCCGAACTTCAAGATGCCATCACAATCAGCACCAGTTAACCCTTATTATAATGAACTAGGAATATGATAATAGAAATAGATGTACCAGATAAAGGAGAGACTAACGCCTTTAAATATCAAGAGATAATAACTGCTCTTATTGGTTCTGGTGCATTTGATTTACAGAACGGTAAAGCTGTGTTACACTTTGACCAGAGTGGTACGTTCCAAGGTGTTCAATTAGACTATTGGGCTTTTAGGAGGAAGAAAAAATGAATGAAAGAAAGTTTGTATTCATAGGAGACGAGGTAGTAATGGGAAAGAATGTAAACTATCAGGAGTTTGTGTTTATTCCGAATGGAGTTACAATAGGTGATAATGTATTCATAGGACCACATGTTTGCTTTACAAATGACAAACATCCGCCATCTAAAGGTAAAGAGTGGAGACCGATAATTGTGGAGGATGATGTGATTATAGGAGCTAATGCTACAATATTACCAGGAGTCACTTTAAGAAAAGGTTGTGTTGTTGGCGCAGGTGCAGTAGTAACAAAGAACGTTAAGAGTTGTACGACTGTTGTCGGTAATCCTGCAAAACCACTTGACAACCAAATCTAACATAGTACACTTAATTTAATAATATCCTAACCCCCAAAGGGCGGAGTCTTTAACCAGACTTCGCTCTTATTTTATATAATATGCCAGATGAAACACCAGATTTAGTTACAGATACATTAATGGAACGTCTTATAGCAGAGAAGACAGCCTCAACTGAGTTACAAGAACGTAAACATGAGGATTGGAAAGATAACTATGAACTGTATCGTAATAAAATAAAGACAAATCGCTTAACACAACGTCAAGCGGTTAATATCCCGTTGATGAAAGAGACAATTAAAACTCTTCTATCTAAGATAGATGATGCACCAAACATAGAATGGCAAGAACAAGGAGGAGATGAAGACAAAGAAATACTATTCCAAGAGATGTGGGATGCTAACTTTAGAGAAAACAAACTAGAACTCACAGATGTGATAGATAAGAAGAATGTATTGCTTTATGGGATAAGTACAAAGAAACTTAATATATCTAATCAAGGAATAGATATAGACACACTCGATGTCTATGATATTACCTTTGACCCGTTGATGAATGTAGGGGATATAGAATCAGCACGGTATGTAGTCCAGCAAAACATATTTAGGACTATACAAGAGATATTAGCTGATGATAGATACACAACAGAGGGTAAGAATGAGCTAAAGAGATGGCTTGATTCAACACCAGGACTTACACAGAGTGAAGAAAATAAGAAAATCTTTGAAAAGAAGATGGAAAGGTTAGAATCTATGGGTGTAGAACATTCTGACTTTGCTTTGATTGCAGGGGGGGATAGACTTGTAAATCTTACAGAACATTACACACAAGTATGGAACTCTGATAAGAAAGAATGGGAAAGGCGAGTTGTTGTGTATGCAGATAACCAAGTAGAACTGTCTAATGATACACTTAAAGACTTAATAGGTGTTGATTTCTGGCCGTTCACAGTATGGGTAGAAGACCCTGAAACTACTGATATATACTCTGATTCAGTAGCAGACCTAGTAAGAACACCAAATAAGGTAATGAATGTATGGTTCTCACAACTTGTGGAGAACAGGACATTAAAGAACTTCCAAATGCACTGGTTCTTACCTAATCAGAACTACACACCTCAAACTTACACACCAGGACCAGGAGTTATGCTTCCAGCTCCACCAGGAGAAGATATTAATAAAGTTATAAAACCAGTAGAAGTATCAGGACTTGATGACACAATGCCAGCTATTCAAACTCTTACAAATATAGTAGAGAGGGGAACTGGCGCTACTGCTATTGAGAAAGGGGAGAGTGAAAAGGGAAGTCAAACTCTTGGAGAAATAGAGATACTTACAGGTAAGTCAGTAGAAAGGACTATTGGTATGGCTAAGTTCTATAAGATGGCTTGGTATGAGATAGCTTGGAAGTGGGCTAAACTTATGCACCAAAACAAACCAAGAGTTATAAGCCTATACAAAGTAGGACGAAGCGGTAAGTTATATTCAAAGAAAGTATACGCTTCTGACTGGGCTTCTAAAGATGGTTATGAGCCACAAGTAATATCATCTTCTGAACAAGAACAAGAGTCATTCAAGACAATTCAGAAGTTCACATTTATTCTTCAACAGTTCCCTGAAAACCAAGCTCTTAAAGAGATAGCACAAAAGAGAATGCTTGATGTTCTTAATCTGTCTCCTGAAGAGCTTAAACAGGTAGAAGAAGCTGAGACGGGGCAACCAGTACAGCAAATATTAGGTCCACAAGGAGAACAATCTCCTCAGCAACCTGATAATACTGGGCTTGTTGGAGACATACAGAACAGTTTAGCCGAATTAACAGCATAGTATGGCAAGCGAGTTCCTTAAAAAAGTAGATGCGGAACTGAAACAAAAGGTTCGTGATAAGAAACAGGACGCAAAGGATGAGATTAAGACAGGTCTCCTATCTTTTATGTTGGAGAATGTAAGTGACAAGATAGTAAGTGGATTCACAAAAGCATTAAGTTCACTAAAACTACCAACGCCCAAAGTTGAGGTAAAACCCCCTGTTGTTAATGTAACAGTACCTGACATCGTAATACCCGAAATAAAGGCACCCGAGGTCAAAATACCCCAAATAAGTGTACCTGAAGCTAAGGTTACAGTGGAACTTCCTGATATGCCTGAGATTAAGATACCTGAAATAAAAGTCCCTACACCTCAGGTAACTGTGAATGTAGAGAAACCTGACACACCAATCATTCCACCTATTGAGATACCAGAGGTAATGATGCCTGATGAAATGACTGTGAAAGGTGGGGACAGTCCTCTACCAGTTAAAATGGTGGATGATGAGGGTAAGCCTATTAGTTTCCCTAGTGGAGGTGGAAATAGTAGTAAGATAGGTAAATCAAGTATCTTGAATGCAGATGGAAGTAAAATCAATCCAGCAACAGAAGAAAAGCAAAACACTTTAATTGCTAATCAAACCAACAACACACAGAAAGTACAGATAACAGCACAAGATAGTCCATCAATAGATGCCTTTGCTCGTTGGAGAGTATCTAATCCTGAGACAATATTTGATTCAAAGCAATTATGGGATAGCGCACCTCTATTTTGGGATGATTCAGAAGTATCAGGTGGTTCTACAACATCAGTCCATTCCACAGACACAGCTTCAACTGTAATAGGTGTAGCACTCAATACAGCAGGACGTAGAGTACGGCAGACATTTATGCGGTTTAATTATCAGCCTGGGAAGAGTCAGTTAATTTTTGCAACAGGAACACTTGATAAATTAGGAGGTGAAACAGGTATCACAAGAGGGTGGGGATATTACGATGATGATAATGGAATATTCTTAAAAGACAATGAAGGAACAGTACAGTTTGTTATACGTTCTAAAGCAACAGGCAGTGTGGTAAACGACCCTGTATCTCAAGCTAGTTGGAATCTTGATACAATGGATGGAAATGGAGCTAGTGGGATTGATTTAGACTTTACCAAATCACAAATAACTATTATAGACCTTGAATGGCTTGGTGTTGGACGAGTACGAGCTGGATTCGTCATAGCAGGTATTCCTATTTATGTTCATGAGTTTAATCATTCTAATGTTCTTAGTGGAGTATATATGTCTACACCTAACTTACCGATGCGTTATGAGATAGAAAATGATGGAACTGGCGTAGCTTCAACACTTGAACATATTTGTTGTTCTGTAATGTCAGAAGGAGGATTGCAGAAGACTGGGATATTAAGACACTTTGATTCAGGTGCGGTATCAGGTTTATCGGCAGGAACTTCTTATGCTATTTTAGGCATAAAACTGAAATCAACTCATCTAGATGCATCAGTGATTATTGAAAATATATCAGCACTTGCTACTACACAGAATGACCAAGCACACTGGGATTTGATTTTAAATCCTACGGTAGCAGGAACATTTACTTATGCAGATGCTACAAATAGTGCATTACAAACAGCAACAGGAGCATCAACAAATACAATTACAAATGGGATTGATATAGATGGAGGATACTTTTCAACAGTAGCACCAACAAGTATTACGACACCAAATGCACTTAGATTAGGAGCTAAAATAGATAATACAGTAGATGAAATTGTAATTATCGTAACACCAATTACCAACAACATCACAGTCCACGCATCAATGACAATAAGAGAATTATCATAATATGGCAAACGTAGTAATAACATCAACAGCAAATAGTATTAAAGTAGATTTAGGAGTTTACAGTTCTGCTCTTGGATATGACAAAGTGACAATAAGAAAGGATAAACTTATAGATATTAAATTAAAGAATGGAGATACTTTTGTTGAGGCAGTAGTTTTACAGGATGGAAAGTGGACAGTATCATATAATACAGTGGCTAACGCACTTGTAGTTGATACAATAGACACAGAAGCACCGACAGATAATTCTGATTTATATGACAAATTAATAGCTTTAATAGCGTAAATTATTAACAATTAACAACAATTATTATGGCAAATGATGATTTAAACATAGCAAATAATGCTATCAACAACGCACGAGGGAAGATGATAAACAATGAATTTAAGCGAGACCGCTCAAACATTGTATCTTCTGTCGCTGCGGAAGTGGCAAGAATGTTTAAGCCATTCTTGAAAGAGATAAGAGAGACAGCACAAGTAGATAAATCAGATTTACTAAATGCTCTTTCTCAAATAACAGTAGAGGGAACACCGTCAAATGTGACTGTTCCTGAGATTAAAGTACCAACAATTAACGTACCAGAACCACGAGTTCATGTAACCGTACCACCTATTAGAGTACCTGATGTGGTTATGCCTGACGAGATGAACATACGGGGATTCGTAGGACTAATGGGCGTTGATTTACAAAATCCTTTACCAGTTCAGTTAAGGGATGAGAATGGTGCAATAGTTAATTTATTAGAAAACATCACAGCTATTTCAGGTGGAGGTGGCGGAGGTGGAAGTAGAGGAACTGTTAAGATTATAAATGACAGTGGAAGTCCAGTACCAATTACAGGTACACTTTCAGCTACACTTTCAGCAGATACAGGAAGTGGGGAAATAGGTGGTGAAACACTAAGAATAGTACAAGCAACAAATGCGATATCTTCTGTAAATGTAGTAGATGCTTTTGGTTCTACTTCAGCAACAGGAGTATTTAATGCAGATAACAGAGTAAGAGTATCAGTAGAAACAGGAGGTTCAGGACTTACAGACGCAGAACTTAGAGCTACATCAGTACCTGTATCACAAGTATCTGGTGCAACAGCAAGTGTTAATGTAGTAAGTACAGTAGGATTAACTGATACAGAGCTTAGAGCTTCAACATTGGATGTCAAACAAGTAAGTGGGGCATCATCAAGTGTAAATGTTCTCAGCACAGTAGGATTAACAGACACCGAGTTAAGGGCTTCTACACTAGATGTAAAACAAGTATCAGGGGCTATTTACTCTGTAGAAGTAACAAATATTATAGCTTCAACTACAGCAATTATAGGAGACAAAGCAGCAGATGAAGCAGATGGTGACTCTAATCCAATCAAGGTAGGAGGTGTAGCAAGGACAGCTAATGCTTCAGCAGTAGGAAACGGTGATAGAGTATCAGCAACATTTGATACAAGAGGAAGACAAGTAGTGTTACCTTATAATGTAAGAGATTTAAGAGCTACAGCTTATGTATCACTAGCTACTGGTACGGAAGCTACACTATTAGCAGCTTCAGCAGGAGAGTTCCACGACCTTGTATGGGTAATGGGAGCTAATCAATCAGATGCAGCTGTCTTAGTAGATATTAGAGCTGTTACAGCAGGTAATGTTTCTATGAGTCTAGAGATACCTGCAAACAGTACCGCTGGTATAGCTCCACCGATACCATACCCACAAGCAGATACAGGTAATAACTGGACTGTAGATATGGGAGATATTACAGGTACAACAGTAGATATAACGGCATTATTCACTAAAGAAGTATAATGGACTTTCAAAAAATCCTAACAAAACAAGAAGAGTATAGAAAAAAGCGAGGTAAATACTTCCAAGTTCTTAAAGGCGGCAAAAAACCTAAAAGTAGAAATGATGCGGAAGAATACAAAGATGTAGATTATACAGATATACCACCAGATATTGAAATTCATACACATGAAGGTACTGATGAAATTGGTTTTACAGTGGTAGAAAGAAAAACAGAGTTAGGAAAAGATTATGTAAAACAAACAGGTCATGGAATAGGTCGTACAAAGGATTGGCAAGAAGTAATTAAAATATAATTATGGCACTAACAGATAATTTACAAGGATACTGGGACTTAGATGAAGAGAGTGGTACACGTGCAGACAGTACTGCTAATGGTAATACTCTTCAAGATGCGAATACAGTTCTTTTTGGTACTGGAATTATTGATAATGCGGCGGATTTTGAAGAAGCTAATGATGAACGTCTCACTATTACTGATGCCGCCCAAACAGGACTAGACATAGCTGGTTCAGATATGACTGTATCAATGTGGGTTAAAATGGAGTCACAACCACCAGGAGGGAATCAAATAATGTTCCTTCAGAAGTCTCCACAATCAGGTAATGAAGGGTATGCAATAACATATCATGATACTTTAGGTCTTCGTTTTGCAATCAATAATGGTGGTAATGAGACAAAGAGTTTTACCAAAGACTTTACTAACGGCACTTGGTTTCATATTGTATGTCGTTACACACTAAGTTCAAAGGAGTTCTCCGTATGGTTTGACGGAGTAGAACAAACACCACAGACAGGGACAAAGGTAGGTGCATCTGACAACTCAGATGATTTTGTTATAGGTGCTGATGCAACTGTTTCAGCACCAACTATGGATGGACTTATAGATGAAGTGGGAATATGGGATAGTGCTTTAACTGATGAAGAAATAGGTCAATTATACAATGACGGAGACGGTTTAGCTTATCCTCTAGTTCCAGCGGCAGGAGGTAGCACTACACCAGTACCAACTTTATTAACATTAAACGTAGGTTAATATGAACAATATACTATCAAAAATCTTCAAGAAGAGAGGAATTAAAGACGTAACAGAGCTTGATAAGGAAGAAAGACAACAGTTTGAACAATGGCAAGCTGTCCTTAATAAGGAAGAAATACAGATTAAAGACATTGTAGAGTTTTGTGAGGGTGCTAAGAATATGATAGAGGCACAGTTCGGAGACATAGATATGGAAGATAGGAAGAAATCTATGTTAGCTTTACAGCATTCTATCTACCGAACATTCACAGAACTAATCCACGCACCGACAACAGAGAAGGAAAACCTAACAAGATACTTGACAGATTTATTAAAGTAATTTACACTAAAAGTAATTAAATACCCTAACCATACAAAGGCGGGAACTTCATCAAGGAGTTCTCGTCTTTTTATTAACTAAACACAAAAAATATGTCATTTGGAAATACATCAAAAGATTTTAAGATAAAAGGAGCTAACTTTGCAGGCAGTCTAAAGCCTGACCCAGTAGCTGAAAGAAAGGTCACATCAACAGCTATCGGTAATCAACCACATGCTGGTGCTGGTGATAGATTTGGTAGCCCAATAAATGGAGGCAAGGCTAAATAGCTTTACAGGGGGCGTGCATCTTACACACGCATTTTATTAGAGAACCATTAACTCATAAATATGGAAAATAATAAAGAGGAAGTAGTGCCTCAAAATCCAGCTACAGAAGAGACAGCCGAAGTAGAAACTGAGGTTGTCGTTGAGGAAACTAAGACTGAAGAAGATACAGTATCTCCTGAAGACTTAGAAGAACTCAAGAAGAAGGCTGACGTTAGTTCTCAGAACTTTGAGAGAGCTAAGAAAGCCGAAGCTCGTGTTAAAGAGCTTGAATTATCAGACACTAACGATAGTTCTTCTGAATTTGAAGATGAGGATGTTAGTAAGTTGAAAAACGATGTTACGGCTTTACAGTCAGAACTCGGACAATCTAAACTTACTAAGAAGTACCCGCAACTTGAAGAGACTTGGGAAGACTTTGAAAAGTACCACCAAGACCCTGAAAATGCAGGTATGAAACTTGAGACCGCAGCCAAAGCCTTTCTAGTAGATAAAGATTTACTAGGAACTAGGCGTAAAGGGCTTGAAAAGGCCACTGGTGGTAACAAAGCACCTCAAACAACAGGAATGTCCCTTGAAGACATAGAGAATGTTCGTAAGAACGATGGTCCTAAGTATCGTGAGATGCTTAAAAAGGGTCAGATTAAGTTCAAGGGGTAGGTCGCAGAAGACTATATAATATAAAATAATATGGCAACATTAAGTAATTTTGGTGAACAATTTGCATCTAAGGTACTCCGAAAGGTATACCAGAGTGCAGTTGTTGACGCTATTGCAAACAGAAACTACGAAGGAGACATTAAAAAGCCAGGAGATAGAGTAAACATTCTATCTTTCCTTAACGATATACTACTAAGTGACTACACAGTTGGGTCAGACATGCCGTCTGAAACAATCGTAGACCACGAAGATATACTTATCGTAGAGAAAAGAAAGAGTTACAACTTCTCTCTTGACCGATTGGAAGACCTCTTCACATACGGTGGAGATATTCCTGATGTCCTTGTTGAGAACTCTGCTAAAGTACTTGAGCGAGAAATTGATACATATGTATTGAATAAGACCGCTGAAAATGCTAAAGCAGGTTCATGGATTGGTACAAACATCATAGTAGCTGGCTCAGGTCAGACTATGGCATCTATTGCTACAACAGCAACAGGCGGAACAGTAACAATCTCAACCAACGTAGTGAATGGAGGTGGAGTATCACCTGCTGAAAACCCAGCAGATGGTCTTCTTTACATGACAGGGTTTGAAGGTTCAGACCTATTCAAAGGATTCCGACTTCGTTCAACAGCAGCCTTTGTTTCTCCTTGGTATAGAATATCAGGAGTTACAAGTTCAATCTCAGCTACTCTTACAGAGTGGGATGAGGCAACAGGAGGTTCTGACTTTGCAGAAGGAGACACACTACGTGGACTCTTCGGTGGAGACGGTATTTCATTCCCTAAATATGGAGATGGAAATGCTAAATTGACAACAATGGCAAGTCTTGGATGGGAGATTCAAGCAGCAATCGCAACAGCGGTTACAGCTTCTACTATCTATGACCAAACAACTCTTCTATCAGAAGCGTTGGATGAAAACGAAGTTCCAACGGAATCTCGTAAAATCACACTACCGCCATCAGGTATCACTATGCTTCGTCAAGCTAGTGAACTACAACCTACAGGAATTGCTGAGATTTTCTCAGGTACAGTTCTAAATGGTCGTGTAATGCGACTTGGTGGGTTTGATGTTCACTCAGCAGCAGGTTCAAGAGTATCTACTAGAACAGGTCGCTCAACAGCGGCAGGATTTGGTGGAGACCTTGCACTAACGGCAGGAGTAACAGGTTACCAGATTCCAGCAAACCAAATCGGTTTCGTTACATTTGCAGACAAATGGAGTGAGTCCCGAGTTGTAGATGCTGAAAAGCAATTTGCTAAACTATATCAAGGACTATTCCTCTACGGAGCGAAAGTACCTGATTTAGCAAGGAAGCTTGGAGCTATGCTCTTTGGTAGTTTTTAGTAGCTAATTAGCTCGTTCGTAGTCGGACATTTCTCCTTTCGCAGAATGCCTGACTACACGAAAGGGAGCGAGCATACCCTTATGTTTATAAAACTAAAAAGACTGTTCTTTAAAATTTTACGGAAGAACCCAGCTAAGATGCCTATGGTTCAATACTGGAAACATACTAATGCTGTACAAGCAAAAGTAATGGAAATAGATGGTGTTACAGTGATGCAAATGGATGGAGAACCCCATATATTCCCTGGATTCCCTCGTGGTTGGCTCTTATATGGTCAATTATCTAAACTAAAGCATGAAATAAAGAATCAGATATTTAACGATAACTGGTCTAATTTAGAGACAAATGAACCATTTAATGTGTGTAAACCACTAGAAAACATCTATGAATTGATGAAAGATACTGAATATGACAGGCTACCTGCTAGTAAAATGGTTAAGTCTGTAAGAGAGATACATAGAGCGTGGACTAAGATAGGTACACACCTACAATTAAGGGACTTAATATGTTTTATCTTACAAGAAGATGACTCTTATCGTTTTAGACTTCAATGGCTAGCTTCATACTTCCCTATTCTTAAGTTTTTTAACCCAGCAAAGGCGTTTACAAAAGCACTACCTTGGTTAGAACATGGAGAAATAATAGGAGATATGAAAGAAAGGCAGAGGTTATTTCGTAGGATTATAACCACACTACTTGAAGATGAGAGTGTCAGACAGCAGTTTAATGCACTTTTTAGAGAGATAAGATGGCGAAGAGTTAAATTAAGTAAAGCAGATAAGTACTTCTTTAGAGGTAAATACTACAAAGTAGACTTAGATAAGTTTGATTACTAATGAAGACTACAAGAAATACAAAAGTTTGTAAGAAATGTGGAGTAGAGATACCAAAAGGTATATTTTGCAGGTTTCATCAAGAGAGAAAAGTTATTGAAAATAATATATGGCATCAACAGAAATAAAAGCATTAAGTTTCATATCAGGAGAGAGTTCATCCCCTGACTTATCAGATGGTGGTTTCTCACCAGACTCATTTGGTATAAACTTATCCAAGACAAAAGGGATGCTTTATTTCACAGAGAGTCCAACAGAAAGAGCTGGTGTGACTCTCACAGGTAATATAGTAGCCTCTTGCGTAGACCCTGCACTTACAGGTAATGATGCTTATTATATAGCAGATGATGGTTCTTTCTATACATATAATGGAACTACATTTACTGATAAAAGAGCTGCCGCAGCAAACTATACTTATCAACTTGGTTCAACAGATATGATTCCTTTTAATGATGGAAACTTCTACTTCACCTCAAAGACAACAATAGGGCAGTTTGATAACAATATGGGAACTGTTACAGAAGATTGGTGGAGTGGATTAGATTCATCATATCGTCATCCTGTAGAAGTGGTGGAAAAGAAGCTCTTTGTAGGAGATAAAAACCTAATTCTTTACTATGATGGCACAACTTCAGGTACAGCGTTTACCCTACCAGCAGGACAGAATATAACCTCATTACGAAAACACCCTAATGGTACTTCCCTGCTCGCCTTTACAGGTGGTACAGCAGACTTCTCACACACTAGAAATGGTGCAGGGAAAGTGTATTACTGTGACCCTACTTTACAAGGAGCATCAGTAGATGGGTGGAGTAGAGAAGTAGAGCTAGAGGCACAGGTGGAGGGTACAAGGAATGTAGGAGGTACTATATTTGTAACTTGGGGTAAGAATGTAGGTATATTTGATGGTAATGGACTAACTCCCTTAAATAAGGTATTAGAAACATCAGGTACTACTTACTCACAAAGTATGACTAATATGGAGGATATCTTTGTTATAAGAGATGGTCGGTTGGTTCTATGTTATGGGAATCTAGGTAATGGAAATGCTTGGTGGAAACTACACAGAGAAGCAGTAGATGATATAAACAATCTTCATTATAAAGGAGATAATGTTCTTTTAATGGCAACAGATAATGACGACTTAAATGAAATAGACTTAGATACTGCTGGTACAAATGGACAGTTTAGAACTAATAGAATGACTTATAATAGTGAGGTAGAGGTTAAAAGATTTGATTTAATACATGATGAAACTACTATAAGTACAGTTGCTACTTTTTCTGAAGTAAAATTAGATGGCTCAACAAATATAATAGAGAGTAAAGAATACTCAACAGCTACACACTTTACACGCTTCCCCTCAGATATTAAATCAAATATGTTTCAGTTTGGAATAAATCCATCATCAGGAGCAATAGGATATAAATATATAAGAATAGGATATGACCCAATCAAATAACATAGCACCAGAAGTACCAAATGAAAACCACATTCTTAACATAGAAGGGTTTATAGAGACCTTTACAGAAGCACCCACTTATACACCAAAGAAACTCTCACAACAGGTCGTCTTAGTGAGAGCAGGGGGAAGCACATCAGCTTACTTCTATGACACACTTAATACACAATGGAATCAGGTAACCTTAACTTCAATATAATATGTTAGTCACATCAAATGATATAAAAAATGACGTAATAGTAAAACTAGGTATCACAACTACCACAGCTTTTTATACTGACGCAATCTTAGATGATTGGATTCAACAAGCAGAGAGATGGGCTACTGCTTATAGGAAATGGCCTTTCTCAGAGGGTAAACAAGAAACTACTTATACCTCAGCTAATGAGGAATGGAACTTTGAAGGAATTAAAGCAGACTCTATACGAATACTACAAATAGGAGGTAAGAGATTTGAAAAGGTTACTTTTGAAGACTATCAAATATTTAAAGAAGAGGAAGCATCAGGAACAGATAAAATCTTCTCTGACTTTGGTAGAACTGTATATATAAATCCTAACACAGACGCATCAGGTACTCTTACAACTTGGGGTCAATTCCCACCTGTAGCTATTGATATGACTGAGCTTACTTCAACAACAATCTTCTCTAATGGAGATGAGGAGGGTAATACCGCTATTGTGGAAGAGGTGCTTTCGTATGCTAATACAAGAGAAAAGAAAGAAGACGTAGCAAACTTCCATCATGACAGAGCAACACAGATACTAGACGGAGTATTTAAGAATTACCTTGATGAACAATTTAACTATAAGACATACAAGACTAGAGGAGGTATGTTTAAAAGAGTTAATGTGGTTCATGGAGATATACAAGATGCCCTTATAAAACGTAATCAATTCTAATATGGCAATTCAACATCAAGTACAAGCAGGAGATACAGTTTCAGCAATAGCAAAGCGTTTTAATGTACGCCCTGAAGATGTTTCTGGTTTTCGCTCAAATGACCCTAATGTAATCTTCCCAGGGGAAACTTTAAATATTCAACAGCAAACACTAGCACCAGAGGGTACACCACAAGCTCCACAGCAAGGACAAGTGGTAGATGGTTCAGCTCTACAACCAGCACAAGGTCAAAACGTAGTAGCTCCAACCCCTGAACTTCCTGCATCAGTAGAACAAACAGCACAGATACAACCTGCACAGCCCCCAGTGGATGCAGGAGCGGGTGCAATAACAGAAACTATTAAACAGTCAGGGGAGCAGGCAGAAGCCCCTACAGTGGCTGTTACGCCTGAAACTCCCATATCTCCAATACAAGACCTTGCAGACCAGACTTTTGAACAAGCTGCGGCAAGTGCAGAGAGCTTCTTTACACCATCAGGAGCAGAAATATCACCAGAGGGAGAACTTGTAAACCCACCAGAAGAACAACTAGACCAAGCTCTAGGTCAGTTTGGTATCTCAGGAGAAGCAGTAGGTCAAGGTTTTCAAACTAACCCATTTGGTACTATTTCAGATATAGTACAACAAGTAATGCAGATGACAGGACTTCCTGATACTAGAGAACAAGTAACCAGTACAGCAAATGAAATTGAAGACTTAGAGAATGAAAGAGATAGACAAATAGCAGATATACAAGATGACCCATTCTCATCAGTGTCTTCTAAACGACAAAGAGCTCAAAATGTAAGTGATACTTTTGATAAAAGAATAAATGCAAGAGTAAACAAACTCACACTTCTACAATCAGGGCAAGAAACAGCAAGACGGCAAGCACAATTCGCAGCTACAACTGCTATTAACTTATTTGGACAACAGCAAGAGTTCCAAGCAGATGAGGTAGAAAGGATATTAGATAGAGAAGAGAAGCAGTTAGAGGCGGAAAGGGGACTAGGAAAAGAAAAACTGGAAAGCCAATTATTACAAGAAAGAATTACGAGTGAACGATTAAGTCAAGCTAAAACGAAAGCACAAACCGCAGGAATTATTGCAGATACAAGTGGTATATCAACTGAAGCATCAGGACAATTTGCAGGTATTATAGATGCAGCGTCTAACCTTGTAGGAGCAGAAAGGGGAAAGACAAGTAGGCGTGCTATAACAAAAGCTGTTGCTGATGGAGATTATGCAACCGCATATGCGGAAGTTGCTAATAATGTTGAAGCATCACTTACTGGCACAGTAAAAACTCGTTTTGCTAATTCAAGAAATGATATACAAGTAATGGCGGGTATGCGTAATACTATTGAACAATATGCAGCAGAGGGAGGGGATATGAGTTTATTGAGAGGTAAAACAGAAGAAATAGAGCGTAAACTAGGAATACTTGCTGAAGACCCTAAAGCAACAGCAATAGCGGTACAATTACAAAGAGAATTCCAAACATATAGGAATATAATGACAGGAGCAGCCTTTACACCAGCAGAATCACGAGAATACGCATCTGTAAACCCACGAAGTACAGCAAGTATAGAACTTAACTTAGCTACAATAGACGGAGCATTAAATCAACTTGAGAATAGAATTACAGGGACAGTAAACGCTAGAATACCAACAGCCTCTAAACTTTTTGATGTTGTTACAGGTGAAGCACAGTTAGACTTAGACCCAGCAACAGCACCAGTAGGAACTATGTTAAATATGGGTGGGTCGGTATATAGAAAGATAGGAGAAGATGAATATGAGTTAATACAATAATATTATGGCAACATTTACACTAGCACAATTACAAGAACAACATGGAGAGGTAAAACCCAAAAAGGTCTTTTCTTTGGAAGACATACAGCAACAACAAACCCAACAAACACAAGGTAATCAGTTTGAATTAGGTGAAAGGTCTACCGAGGGTCTTAGTGGTGTAGGTAAGTTTGTACTTGGTGCAACAGGTGGTAGAAAAATAGCAGAGGGATTAGGACAGGCTATTGCAGCCCCAGGAATTCAAAGAACTTTGGCTAAAGAGCAAGAAGAAACATTTGCAATGCAACAAAAAGGATTAGAACTTATACGAGCTAAAAGAGCAAGGGGGGAAGATACATCACGATTAGAGAAAGCCTTAGAGGGAAGTAGAGAATTAACAGCATTTTTAGCAGGTTCACAACAAGACTTTGGAGAATCACTTGTCACTGGTAAAGAGATAGCTGGTTCAGCATTACGGTTAGGAACATTCGCAGCAGGTGGAACTCTTGGAAAGTTTGCAACGAAAGCATTTGCACTTGGTAAAGCTACAACCTTTGCAGGCGGTGCATTGCGAGGTGCGGGGGCTGGAGCAGCTACTGGTGGAGTATTTGGAGGTGCTACAGGTGCTGGTGTAGCCCTAGAGGAGGGCAAGGG